ACTCTGACCTACCATGCACTGAACACGTTACTGTATTAACCAATGATGACTTTAAAAAATCCTATGGTAGCCATGACTGGCGTAAGACATTTTTTAAGTTTGATACTAACGATCATGCATACCAGACGTTCTATGCCAATGCCATTCGGGAGGTAGGTTTTCGAAAGGAAAAGAACGACTTTATTCTTCCATTTTGGGGGTCTGGAGTCAGACCGATATGTGATGCACACCAACATGATATGATCGTAGTTGAGCCGGGGATAGGGTACGCGGGGGGTCACTGGGCTAAATGGAAGGTTTGGGAGTCATATGCCATCTATCACGCTCACTGCGGCATGGGTGCAGTAGGTCAGTGCCAGCAAGATAACTATTCCGTTGTGATACCTAACTACTTTGACATCGATGACTTCACCTTCAACGACAAGAAGGAAGACTACTTCTTGTACCTTGGCAGGGTGTATAGCGGCAAGGGTGTTGATATCGCCATCGATGCAACGCGCAGGGCAGGTGTTAAACTGGTTGTAGCGGGTCAGAAGGAAGCTGGGTATACATTCCCCCCTCACGTCGAATATGTGGGCTATGCTGACGTTCCTAAGCGAAAGGAACTGATGTCTAAAGCAAAGGCATCATTCCTTCCTAGCCAGTACGTTGAACCATTCGGTGGAGTGCAGATCGAGAACCTGCTATCTGGCACACCAACCATCACCAGCGACTGGGGTAGTTTCGCGGAGAACAACCTCCACGGAGTCACTGGGTATCGATGCCGAACAATGGGTGATTACGTCGATGCTATCAAAAACATTGACAAGATCAGACCAGCGGACTGCCGTGCGTTTGGTGAGAACTTCACGCTTGAGAAGGTTGCACCGAGGTACGAGAAGTACTTCCAAGACGTGCTAGACGTGTACAACGGAGCAGGTTGGTACGCTGATGGCAACGGAATCGATGCAATGACAATGACTTACCCATCTAATCAACAACAAACCTTGTGACAAATACTACCCACTATTTGTCACGAAACAATATGAATAATACACCAGAGACAGATGAGATAGAAAAACATGACGGGCTTACAATCAGCGATTCAGTAACAACTTGTGGTGATGAATCAAGTTTCGTATATATTAATGTTATTCATGCCCGTGAGCTTGAGCGAGAGCGTGACAGATGGAAGGACTGCGCTACCAAGCTAGTGGAATCATCAGGTTGGCATGACCTGTGGCCTCAAGCGGTTGCACACTACAGGAAATTGAAAGAGGAACTGAAATGAGTGACTACACATTTGAATCGCAATACTGGGGAGACTGCTGCAACACGTTCGACGAAGACCAGAAGCACTACGTCTATGGAAGATTCATGGGACTGCATCAGGTTGGATACGGATTCAGTCTGTCAGGCAAGTCAGTGATCGACATAGGAGGCGGCCCAACGTCCATGCTGTTAAAGGCAAAGGGACTTGGCAGGGCATTGGTGGTGGATCCGCTCCAGTATCCACAATGGACTTACGCTCGCTACCATGAGCATGGTGTTGAATGTCTGGTGATGCGAGGTGAGGACGTGGTAGAAGAGGGGTTCGATGAGTGCTGGATTTACAATTGTCTCCAGCATACTGATGATCCTGCGTTAATCATCAGCAACGCATTGCGAGCAGCAAAGGTTCTTCGCATCTTTGAATGGGTTGATATCGAACCACATGATGGGCATCCTCAGATGATAACTAAAAAGATACTTGACGAGAGCATAGGTAGTGAAGGAAAGTTAGTCCACCTAGCTGAATCAGGTTGTTTCGGCTTGGCATACTTTAACATACATACAAAATGAAATTAACTACACCATACGAACAATTCGTTCAATCAATCGTTAAGCCGGGGCATGACATACTTGTCCAGCTAACACCACTTCAGGCATCCATTCTCCACATGGCAGTTGGAGTCAGCGGCGAAGCGGGTGAGTTGCTGGATGCAGTGAAGAAACACGCTATCTACCAGAAGCAGTTGGACTTCGACAACGTGCGAGAAGAGGCAGGAGATATCCTGTTTTATCTGACTGGTCTACTAAACGAGTTAGGTCTAACGATTAACGAGTGCATGGAGGCTAATGTAGCGAAGTTGTCGAAGAGGTATCCGCAGCACCAGTACAGTAACGCGGCGGCAATCGCCCGTGCAGACAAGCTGGAGGTTGCTGACGAACCAGTTGTGCTAAAGGACGATGATGACTTGGATGGAGTAAAGGTGGAGCGGGTGTGCCGCATCGAAGATCCAGAGTGCGAGTCCTGCCAATAAGGTGTCATATATGGGATATATTATCGGCTATATCGTATTAGCAGCTATTATACTGTATGTTGTATACGATGGCATGAAAGGGTTTGACGAGTGAATACTCTGGAACATTACATCGAATACAAAAGACTTAACGCAACCAAGGTGATGAACGCACTGCAACTGAACGGAATCATATCTGACGAGTGCATCTTTCCAGACGAGGTAAGAGATTCTGGTCAAGCAGTCTACTGGTTGGAAGATCATATGGGTGAGATAAACAGGTCTTGACTTCATTGGAATGAATATGCGGTGAATAATGCGGTAATAATGCGGTTAATAATAAATAAATATGAACTGGGATGAATATGCATTGTCGATAGCGGAAGTGGTTGCCAAGAAGAGCAAAGACCCTTGGAGGCAGGTTGGTGCGGTGCTGTTGCGGCATGACAACACTGTTGCTGCCTGTGGATACAACGGATTTCCACCGCACATGGAGGAAGACTGGACTGACAGGGATAAGCGTAGAAATTACGTTGTCCATGCAGAGCAGAATGCCTTGCGCCATGTGCGACCACTAGAGTGCTATCTGCTGGCATCAACTACATTGCCATGTAACAACTGCTTGAAATCGCTTGCATCTTACGGCATTAAACGCATAGTCTACCGAGAGACATATCCCACGGATGAATCAACAACACTGCTTGCAGCGGAATTCAACATTGCACTGATTAACGTATGACAAAGGAAGAACTCTGGAAGGTGTACAGCAATAAGAACCCATCGTTTAATGGACGTGGAAATGTTACCATGTCTGCGAAGGGACTGCGGAAGTTGTTCGATACGACTTGGGATGTTGCAATGTACGATGGAGAAGAAGAAGGAAGAGACGAACCAAGATCATATCATAGCACCAGCACTGGAGTGGATGCATTAAAGAGTATCTTTGGAATGAAATGAACGAGCCAAACATAGCGCAGAAAGCGATTAGCTTTGTTAAAAGTGCAGCGGCATTCGTTCGCGCAGGTATGCCTATTCGTAACAAGGAGCAGATCGAGGAGCGATTGATTGTCTGCAACCAGTGCGTTCACTACGATCCCACGGCATTTAGTGGTTCTGGCAAGTGCGGTGTTTGCGGGTGCAACATGGAGATAAAATTGGTTATGGACACGGAGAGGTGTCCATTAGATCATTGGACATGACAAGAGAAGAAGCCCAGCGGAAATCAAACGAGGACTATATGCACGGACGCATCACAAAAGAGGAGTGGGACTTCCAGTTTGAAGAGTTAGGAAACGTAAGAGTTTGGAACAAAGATGGTAAAATTCACCAACTAAAGGAGGAACATGAAAGACTCAGAACAAATAACGGAACTACAAAATAAAATCGATAAATTAATTGATACATATATTGCGGAGTTTGATTTGCCGCTTGCCAGCATGATTGGCATTCTTCAAGTCAAGATCCACGAATTGATTGAGAATTCTATGTTTGACGAAGATGAAGAAGATGATGAGGACGAGGAGGATGAGGAATGAAATACAATCGCATCAATCAAATAGGAATCGTTATTACCGAGAACCCAATTGAGCATATTGAGTTTGATGTGCTAGATAAGGCATTGAAAAACAGCGGAATAGACAGAGACAAGTTCAGCGAGTACTTTGGAATGCAAACTTGCTATGAGAAAGGATTGTACCCGTGGGACGTTGAGCCAGTCTTGGAGAGAATGATGAGCGGAAAGCTAACAGGAACACAATTATACTGGGATTAATATATGAGCAAAGTAGATACATTTATGATGGAAGCGTTGGACGAAATGTTCAAGCGAGTGGGGTTTGAAGGATTCGACAAAGAATTCACCCACCAAGAGGATTGGTACACTAAAAAAAGCTGGAGCATGGACGAGTTTAGTGACTACAAGAAGTGGTTTGTGAATAGATTTGCTAAAGTATTCAGAAGCAGTAAGAAGGCTGGGGAGAAGGAGTTCGCTTGGTTCAATTTGATGTACGGGTGGAAAGTGAATGAATAAACCCCCATCAGTTTTACAGGCAATTAACATTGCTACAAGGGTGCGAGCGGAAGCGGAGAAGGATGATATCAATGGAGTCATCTATGCCGCTCAGTTTATACTGACAAATCTGACGAATTCGCAGAAAAAGCAGGTTACACTGGACGAAAAGGTGGCTAGGCAGACTGTGTTAAACTTTGTTCAACACCTGCTAAAACACGATCAGTTTGAAGCGGCAGCAACAATCTTGTGGGGGTCTGGAGTGTACGACTGGAGGCCACAGAGTGCAGCGGATACTTGGAGGTGTTTGTTTGAGAATGACAAACTGTTGGTTCAGGGTGCTGGAGCGATGGGTAAGACTTATAACGCTGCTGCATGGTTTCTTTTAGACTGGATGCGAGACCCAGAATATACTTGTATTAAAGTAGTTTCGCTTACTGAGGCACACGCGCAGAGAAACGTATTCGCTGCGATTAAAAATTTCTACCGCACCGCATTGGTACGTCCAGAGTACGAAGGTAGCGAGGACTTGGTAAAGTCAATTCAAGCCAATGACGATGACAAAAATGGGATCCATCTAGTTGCTGTTCCCAAAGGTGATAGCGGAACTGGTACGCTCCGTGGATTTCATCCAAGTCCAAGGAAAAATCCAGATTCTAAGTGGGGTCAGATGAGTAGGACACACGTTGTCCTAGACGAAGCTGAGGAGGTTCCCGCTGGGGTGTGGGAAGGTTTGCAAAACATCTTGTCCGCTGCGGACACAAAAGATTCCAAGGGACGCATCAAGATTTTCGGAGCGTCTAACCCGAAAGATCGGAATAGTGAATTCGGTAAGAGGTGCGAACCTTCGCGGGGTTGGCAGAGTGTGGATTGCGAGGAGGATTTCGAGTGGGATAGCAGGGAGGGGTGGCATATCTTGAGGCTCGATGCAGCAAGGTGCGAGAATGTTCTGGAGAAGGAGATCGTGTTCCCCGGCTTCCAATCCTACGAGGGTTACATGGCATACGAAAGTAAAGGTAGGACTGCCGAATATTACACAATGGCAAGAGGTTTCTTCCCACAGGAAGGTATCTCAATGGCAATCATCACTCCTGCCATGATGGACAACTCAATGGGTAGCTTGCGGTTTATTGGCCCTGTAGTGCCTCTAGCAGCGTTCGATTTGGCATTGGAAGGCCGAGATCAAGTTGTGTGTTCATTCGGACGATACGGACTCTGTGATGGCTGGACTCCGAGGGATGGACAATTCCGCGAATTCAAAAAGCCCAAAACGTGTTTGCAGTTGGATTCACAAATGCAGTTCCCAAAACTAGCGACATTGGAACAGACCGCAGAGATCATCCGATTTGCAAAAGAGATGAGGATCGGAGCGAACTGGTTGTGCGTGGACAGAACTGGAAACGGAGCAGGTATCCACGATGCACTGAGGTCACTATATGGAAGTGAAGTTATGGGAGTAAACTATTCATGGGCTAGTTCCGAAACCCATATCTTGGGAGATGACACACAACGAGCAAATGAGTTGTACTCTGGAGTGGTTACAGAACTAATTTTCGGACTTGCAAAATATCTGGAGTTTGAGTATTTGAAGATATCGCCTAGCTTCCGTACCGAGGAGTTGGTTCGTCAAGCAACTTCTCGCAGGTACAAACAGCAGGGGCAGGGGTTGGTGAGAGTTGAGAGCAAGGGAGACTTCGTAAAACGGACTCGCCAAAATAGTCCTGACGCACTCGATTCCCTGTCCCTGCTGGTCTATTTGATGAGGCAACGTGGTGGAGTTGTTGCCACGATGACAGATCCCAAACCAGAAAAGTTTGAATTCACTAAAAAACATACTGGAATTGAAAGCTATGAATTTGTTGATTTCAGCAATTAATTTGATAAATAAGTAAGAATTTGCTTGCAAACATTAAAAATCTGACGTAAAACTCAAAAATTCATGGCAAAACCGATAATTGGAATGATTCCACCGGGGGGTTGGCATTACTACGATGGTGATGCAAAACTCACTGGTCATAGCTATGACAATCTTCTTGAGGTTGTCACGAATTTCCGTGCCGAAAACCATTTGCCAGTTGGTGACGTTGAAGGTGATGTCAATTCGTACATCTGTAGCAAGAACCCCAACTTCTGTCACGGAGTTGATATGGTAGTTGTAACATCTGTTAATACACCTAGTCAAAAGACAGAGTTGCTAAACGACATTACAATCTGGGCTAAGAATGTTATCAATTCTACAAGAGAAGTAGCACTTGTATCCAGTGAATTAGCAGAGCAACGCGCAAAGATTTGCCTTGCTTGCAAACAAAATGTACAATGGAAAAGCGGTTGCGGTGCTTGCGTGAAGGCAACGGATAGGTTAAGTGCCAGCATTAGACAAGCTAAAGAAACCAAAACATCCAAGGCACTTGGTGGTTGCTTGTTGCTTCGTCACGACAACAAGTCCGCAGTTTTCATGTCCAGAGACAGCATTTCCCCCTCAGACAATTTGCCAGTAGATTGCTGGCTAAATCTCAAATAATATGGCAGATACCACCAAACCAATTCCAGCAGAAGTCACAAACGTCTACGCATCGAAAGCTGCGCGGATTATGAAACCATCGGACAAGCAACGTGTTTCCGAACTGGAGATTGTTGATGATAACGCTACGGGTGACGT